ATTTAGATTTATAGTGACCAGGTTCAAATTTAGTTGTGTATAATATAATATCTAATGCTGTTGGTAATTCATCAAATAATATTTGCATATCAACTATTTGAGATTCCGTTAGTATAATATTTTCATCATTTAATGGGTCGAAGTTCTCTGGTTTACCATTTAATATAGTATTCATATCTTCAAATAAATCATCACCACCGAATGGTGAATCACCATGTTCTTCATTATCATTACCCCTAGATAATATCTGATTATCTGTAGTCATTGACCATTTTAAATGCTTTATAAGCTTAATGTGGTCTTCTTTTAATTCAAATTTTATTAATGCCATACTGCAAATATATTATTTATATTTTATAAAAGCACACTTTTCTTGAAAAATATTACAAAAATCTAATTTTTTCATAGAAAAGTAACTATCACCCACTTTAAAGAAAACAGTTTCACCAAAGAATGATAATTTTTCTGGGTCCCATTTTTCCACAACAGCTAGTGGCATATTTTGTTGACCCTCGTTTGCAACTGCAACTAAAACAGATTTACTCATTATTGATTATTTTCTTCGTTTGTTAGTTCATCAAGTTGTTGATGAAGTTTTTTAACGTATAATTCTAATTGAGGTGTTGTCTGTGCTAACCCCTCATAGAACTTTATAAGATTTTTAATATCTTCAATTAATCTTTCGTTACTATCCATTACACAATAGAGTCAGTATTTGTTAGTAAGTCTTTAACCATTTGAGATAATACTTTACCATCATATTGACCAGCATAGTTTTCACTAAAATGAGCCATAATTTTACCCATATCTTTAGGTGAATTATACCCCTTTAATTGTCTAAGTAATGAAAATTGAAAGTACATATCATCCAAAGTCATTTGTTTTGGCATATACTTTTCAAGTACAGCAACTTCTAATTGGTCACCACCTGTTTCAATAATACCATCAATTGATTTTTTAACTAATTTAACAATATCCGCATCTGATAACTCAATCTTACCATTTGAAGATTGCTCACCCCTTTGGATTTCACCTTTTAATACTCTTAAGACTTTTAATGTAATTGTGTCTTTCGCTTTCATTGCAGTAACTAAATCTACACTGATTTGTGATTGTAATCCCATATAACTATTTTTTAATTTTTAAATAGTATTGATACCCATTATCATTATCAATACCGTAAAACATCCATTTAAGTAACCCTTGTTTAACTTTTTCAGTTATCTCACCCCTTTTTACTAAATCACCAAAAGCTTTGTGCCTTTCAAACCTATTGTCAGTTGTTGATTTTCTTTCATCAATTTTCTTTTCAATAGGTTTAATTTCAACTTCAATTTTTTTAGTTGTTTGTTTAACAACAGGTCTAAGTTTTGGTTGCTCTTCAATAGGTTGAATAAGCTCAGCTTGAACTTTAACTCGTTTTTTTGCCATTATCTAACTAGTTCATTCAACCTAGTTTCTAAAATAAACAATCTTTTATCAATATCTGCAATTGACATTTCAGTCTCTTTTGACATGTTTATTCCAGCGTTTTCAGCTTTTAATTTAGATTTTTCTCTGTTCAATCTGTCTCCTTCTGAAACGATTGCCTCATACATCACTGCTTTCTCCTGATTTGTCATACTTTTCTTTTAATAATTTACCAATGACATTATCTAATATCACCGATTTATCCCAAAAACCTAATTTATGGGCTTCACCAATTAATTTAATTAAACCATCTGTTAATAAATCAACATCTAAATTTAACATTTCCACCTCAATTACTTTATCAGTTGGTGCTTCTTGGTTTGGTTTACCAATTCTTATTTCATTACCATCCCTATCTGAATCGTAATCTAAAAATATTATGTTTTTCATAATTACAAATATACAATTAAAAAAACAAAAAATCAACCCTTCAGTTGATTAATATTTTATTATAAATATCGTATTTAATATTTGTCTTATATATTTATTTGTAAAATTATAGTTATGGCAAAAGCAACTAAATCTAGTAACGCATCATCTTCATTAAGAAAGGTTACTAAAAAGAGACCAGGTATTCATTCTAAGAAAAAAAGTTCTAAAAGTAAAAACTCAAAGAACTATAAGAAAGAATACGCATCTCAAGGTAGATAATTAACTACCTCGATATCTCTCAATGTTTACCCACTTGTATTCCTTTGGACCATCTGGGGTAGATATTCTTTGACATACTTCAGCCCTTATTACATTAAACATTGGGTAATCAACTAAGAATAATTCAAAACATTCTCTAGGTATAATTCTATTTGAATGATAGTCTACTAAACCATCATCACCAACAATAAATTGATGTGACTGTGCACGATGTTGGGTGTGTAAAAATAATACTGTTAGATTTTCCATTATAATGTTTGGTTGGTGAATGTGGTGGGAATCGAACCCACGGTGGAGAATTAACTCACCAGATTAAGAGTCTGGACCGTTCGCCTAGCTACGGATACACATTCAATTTAGTGCGCCTGGAGGGCCTTGAACCCTCTACCTTCCCGTTAAAAGCGGGAAGCCCGTCCACATGAGCTTCAGGCGCATAACATAGCCATTTATTGTGTCTATGTGTCTGTGTGCGCCCGACAGGGTTTGAACCTGTGACTCGTAAATTAAAAGTTTACTACTCTACCAACTGAGTTACGAGCGCATATTTCTTCTTATGACACTCGTAACTTTTACAGCCGAGTGCCCTAACGTTTCTTCTTCTTTTTTGAAATGATTGTTAAGTTTTTCATAATTTTTAATTTTATTGTTTTATATTATCTTTTTCAATAGCAATGAGTTCATTTTCTATACCCATACCATATTTAGTTGAAGCAATGCAAAATACTATAGTTGCTTCAGTAACAGCTTCAATTATTTCCTCAATTGAGGCATCTTTTGAAACATTTGTTTCCATACCCAATAATGGTATTTTTATTGTTGAACTCATAATTTATTATTTTAGTGGGGCTGGGGGGAATCGAACCTAGGTTACCCTATCTACTTCGCTTCAATGATTTGTTTGTCGACCAACGCCTCATATTCACTTTTTGACCTTAGCTGCTATAGCACCGTCATCCAGGACGGGTCGGTTCACCTCACCGCAAGCAACCCCATGTGAGCAGACGGCCAGAATAGAACTGGCATCCTCGATTTGGTAAACCGATGCACTAACCGTTGTGCTACGCCCGCATTCTATTTTTTACCTCTATCATAAGAGCTTAAAATATAACAGCCCGTGGAGCGGGTGGTGGGGCTCAAACCCACAACCCCCAGCTTGGAAGGCTAGTGCTCTAATCAATTGAGCTACACCCGCAATTTGTGCCTCTCTCTGCACCCGTCATACCCCCTTTGTATTCTGTTAATCTCCTAAAGCCTCAGCCCTTATAAGGATTTTCCTAACGGTAAAGCGGTATCAAAAACCAGTATTCATTTAATAACGTCAGTAGGACTTAACTGGAACCTCTCATTTATATCCAATCATCAACGGGTAATTAACCCATAAGGCGTAATCCATACATTGCTGCACGTCTATCCTACTTATTGGCCGATGGAGGGACTCGAACCCCCGATGTTTGTGTTCTTCCTTACAAGGGAAGTGCTGTCGCCACTGAGCCACATCGGCAAAATGATTTTTATTTCCCCCTTGAAAAGCCAAGTACAAGTCAAAAATCTAAAATTTACCCTAGCGAGTCGGAGCGGAGGGATTCGAACCCCCATGCCGTTAGGACTTGATTTACAGTCAAGCGAGCCAGCCAATTGCTCAACACTCCGAAATACAGGATGGTACACTGTTCCAAATTAAAAGTTTGATAGTATATATTGCTGTAACCATCCTTTGGTTATCCGAGAGGGCTTCGAACCCCCAGATTCTCCCTTCAAAGGGGAGTGACTTTGCCAGTTTGTCTATCGGACAATAACTTCCCATAACTTATTTTTTAATGGCTTATGGGAACCATTATTTTCTTCCTTTAACCCATCTTTCATTTAGATAGGTTTCAAGCTCTTCTTTCTTAATTTTCTTATTAATACTATCTTTAGTTATCCAACATGTACCGTACTGTGAATTATTTTCACCAATTCCAGCACCTTTTTTAGCTTCACTCATCTTTTGTTTAGTTTCATCTGAATGTTGTTTACCTTTGAAATTATTTTCATTGTTTTTAAGATATCTTTTAACACCATTAGATACTGATTTTCGGTATTCTTTTGTTTGTTTAGCTTTGGTTATACTTATTTTTCTTTTTTCACTGTCACTAAAATTTTTAGAACCAACTAATAAAAATTTTAGTCTATGTTCTTCATTAACAAAACCACCAGTCCCACCTAATTTTAAATTCATACAGTTTTTATCTATAATCATTTCTGGTGTGATTGCTTTTATTTCTGCTTCAATCAACAATTCTCTTGTATCAAAGAATTCTAGTATTTCCTTCTTATGATTATCAACACCATACTTGCGTATACTATATCTTAATCGTTTCCCACTACCCATATAACCATCTTCTAAGTTAATGGTGCTGTGCATACCTATGTAATATCTACCAGTTATTAAACAAGTAGTCTTGTATAAGTAATGTATTGTTTTCGGTTTCCTCGCCATATATTCTTTTATTATAAATATAAGGTAAGGTACAAAAAAGTCAAGGGTCGAATAGGCTGGATTCGAACCAGCGTGCTCGGCATTCCAAATGCCGCTAGATAAACCGCTCCTATACTACTCGTTAAATTACGTTCCTATCTCTACAGCAGTTTACGTACAACTATAACTGTTCGTAGGGATACAGAGACTCGAACTCTGATGATGCCTACGTCCCAAACGTAGTGACTTAGCCAATTAGTCCACATCCCTATAAATTACATTCCTACTAGAGTTTATGTATAACTTAATTACCCAACATGTCAAAGAACATATAAACTTTATTTTTTGTCCCGTTTATAAAATTATGGACATAAAAAAACCCGAACTGCAATTAGCGATTCGGGTTTTAAATATCTTGTTGTTTTAATGATTAAATGATTTCCTCACTACCAACTTGATATGACACACCCGTCACACTAGGCTTCCCGCCTTGCGTATACTGTTTCGGTTGATATGTCGTACCTGTTGTTCTCATTTTATTTTTTTTAATTATTTTTTACTGTTTCTATTAAATATATGCAAATATACTAAAAGTTTATAATATATGCAACTTTTTTTTAAATTATTTTTTTTAACCCACAGGTTTGATTGCTCAGGGACCCATGGTAATTATTTTTTAGAAGCGGATTCAGGACTCGAACCTGGCTATGGGGTTATGAGCCCCTTGTGCTACCAATTACACCAAACCGCAATATGTTCACCATAAGGGACTTCAACCCTCATCTCCACTCCCAAACGGAATAGTGCACTTACTTTGTGCTAATGGTAAATAATGTTAGCCAGAATCATCTTTTTTTTCATAAACGAATTTTTGAATTTGCTGAACTGATTCTTATGCTAATTTTTTGAGACTGTCCAGATTTAATAATTACCTTATTCACCTTAAATATGCGGCGATTAAATAGTTTATTCACCGCAAGGTTGTTATGGCAGTGTAACCCTGTCTCGTAATATCTTTATCCCAAAATGATTTTTTGTGTTTTTCATCCCAGCGGATTAACCCATTTTACGTCTTCGGCTTTGCTTTGGTGAGAGTCTACTGTTATTCGACTGCATCCTACTTGCACCTGTTGGGGTGGTCTGACGTTTAACCTTTTTTTTATATGGAAGTCTTACCATCTTTATTAATTCCGTAGTTCCAATGATACAAGTACCATTTTTCCTTACCAATTAATATCTCATGTAGTTTGTCTGTTTGGTTGCAGAACTCATTTTTTTGGATAAATGTTTTATAATAAATTAAAGAACGTTTTCTTATTTGTTTTACAAAGATAGTAACTATTTTTTGATTTGTCAACTACTTTATGAAAATATTTTAATATTTTTTAAAAATTCCACTCATTATTTGGTTTAACATCTTGATTATCAGTTAAATCAGTAATAAAAGTTTTTTTATTAATATCATCTCTAATTCTAGCTGCATCTTCATATCTTTCTTCAGTAACGGCTAACTCAAGTTGTTTTTGTAATGGTAATTCTTTTTTGACACCAGAAGTTTCAAGTGGTGAACCCACCATTTCAATTTTAACTATAGTACCATGTTCATTTTCCCATTCAGTTCTTTCAAATGTGTAACCACCATCTTCATATCTAGATACCGATTTAGGTTCACCTAATTCACTTTCATCATCATTTTTTAATGATTCTCTCATATTCATTAAAGTTTTAATGAATTTTTGTAATTTCTCATTTTTCTTATTCCCATTATTAAAGGATTCGTCAAAATTATCAAACATAACTATTTTTTATTTATTGATTTATTATAATTTATATTGTCAAGTAAAATGCCAAATAATATTTAGTGACATTTAGTCATTAAATATCTATTTTTAAAAAATCTTAACTGACAATTAGTCAGGTATTAATTTTTCTTAACTTTTTTAATTAGGTGTTTAATAGGGTTTACCTTAGAAAAGTGAAAATAAAGACCAAAGCAAAATGCTGATAATAGGTAAAAAATAAATGTGGTAATTCCATAAGAACCTGTTAGTTGAAATATCATGTAAAATAGTATATCGAAACCCATCGGATTGAAGAACATTCCTAGCATTAGCATTATTATCGATATTTTTCTGTTTACTGGGGTCACTGTCCATAATTTTTTTAATTTGTTTATATTATAAAAACCGCTACATATAAATATATAGCGGTTTTAGTTTATTTAAGTTATTTTTTTAAAACCAACAAGTTATCATAGATACCCCTGGTATTAAACCGATAGCGTGAATTATTTCCTCTTTCCAAACTGGACCTTCAAAGTCACAATTTAATAATTTCACGATGTTTACAATCCAAGCTACTAAAACGTAAGCCCAAATTAAAAATGGTATTAAAGCTAATTTTCTCATTTTTTTTTATATTTTGTTTATACAAATATATGTATAATTTTTTAATTAAACAAATAAAAAATTATCTTCTATAATTAGGACCATTTACGATTAAAAAGAAAAATATAAGGATGATAACAATTGCCATATTATGAATTTATTAAATCATTTTTAATTACATTAACTAGATTTAAATGTTCTGTACCAAATTTTTCCCAAGCTAAACCCATTTGTTTCAAATCGTAATGTTTAACTACCGTACTATAATCTTTAATACCATCTTTATGACCAATCACATAGATACTATCAGCCAATTCAACAGCCAGGTTAATATCATGTGTTGAGAATATGATAGTATTCAATTCATGACTCTCTTGAATTAATTTAAATGCTGATTTAACATTCTCAATGTTACCAACATCTAAACCACTGAACGGTTCATCAAATACCATAAAATGACCTGATGATAACAGTTGTTCAATAATAGCAGTTCTTTGTCTTTGGCCACCAGATAATTCACATGGGTATTTATCCTTATGTTCAAATAACCCCCAATCAGTTAGATACTTATCAATCAATGTTGATTTTTCGTCTTTAGTAATACCTTTCTTTCTCAATGCATAATTACAGATTTGTGTAATTGTTTTGTGTCTAAACAATGTATACTTTTGGTCAACAAACCCAACATCACCTTCACCTACTAATTTAGCATCATCTTTATTAACACTAGCTATATCAGTAATCAACACCCTACCCGTTGTTGGTTTAATCAAACCAGTTAATGCTTTGAATAAAGTTGATTTACCTCTACCTGAACGACCAACTACTGCAATTGTTTGTCCCACTACCAAACCTTCAGAAATTACATCTTGTTCAGTTAGGTTAATGTCTTTAATAATTGTTTTACCATCATATGCAACGCTAACGTTGTCAAGACATAAAATTGTTTCTTTAATTTCGTATTTCATGATTAGATTTTTGAGTATCTGAATAAACGTTTTCTGATAAATGTTAAGGTAAAGTCCATAAATAAACCTACTAACAAGATAATTAATTGTAATGCGATAATTCGACCATGATTCATGAACTTATCAGAATTTTTGATTAGGAAACCTAAACCACCAGCAGCTGCTAAAATACTCTCTACAGTTACTATCATCATCCACACAATTGCTAGGTTTTGTCTAACTACTTCAATAACGTAGTCCACACGACCTTTAATTACAACTTCCCATAGAATCTCCCATCTATTGCAACCAAGTGCTCTAGCGTGGTCAAAATCCTCTTGTGGGATATCTTTTAGCATAGCTAATAATGATGTTGTTAAGTAAGTTGTCATAAACGTAACCAACACCCAAACTTGAATTGCTCTACCATCAGTTAATAATATTGATATGTAGAATGAAATTCCAGTTAATGGTAGGTATCTAAATTTACTTAAAATATTAGATATTGGTGATATTACTGGTAGT